TTGCGGCAACGCTCCGCCCAACGTATTGAGCGCGCCACCAACACCGCTTAATGTCTGACCCATATCAATAAACCTCCGCTCGAAGCGTTATCGCCACCGGCGTCATGCCATGCGATTTCAACAATTTGCGCCACCCGAGACGCCCGTTCAATGTCACCCATTTGCAGTTGTTCGCGTTCGCCAACGTCCGCAAACCTTCGTGAATTTCGTCAATCCAACCCTCAATGTTGGACCCCGATAGCCAGCGAACGTGTAACGATCGACCGTCGTTCAACTCGACCAATTCACACGCGGCAACCGCTTGTGTTTCGAGCGCGTCGAAGATGTGAACGAGCATCAAACGCCCGTCCCTGACTTGCTCGCGCGCCGCCTCGTTTATCTGACCCGCCTCGAACCCGGCGCGTTCCGTGGCGCGTTCGAGATACGGTTTGAAATGATCCCAAAGCATGTAACCTAACTCCGCCTCGATTAGTCTAATCACCAACCCACACGCACGTAAAAAACGAATCAATCAGATCAAATTGTGCCGCGTCCTGATCCGCCGATACTCGCAAATCCATGACGTCGCGCTCACTCTCGCGCGGAACCCGAGCGGATCCGCCGGCGACCATCGTCATTGTGTCCGTCTGGTTCGACGGGTCGCTGACCGCCACTAAATCCGTCGCCACGCCGTTAATAAACATCCGGACTTCGTAATCGCGAAGGAAATCCACAAACGCCGTCAAGGTGAAAATCACAAGGTACTGACCCGAGCGCGCCGCGACAATCTGACTCCCGGCAAGGTCCGGAACGACCGCCCGGAAGTCTCGATTAGGTCGCGACTGGTTCCATTCCGTGACAATGCGCGGGACAATGTTCGCGACGCCGGTTTGCGCCGTATCAATGAACAACGTCCCCGCACCCTGAGCGGACGCCATTTCGTCCTCGATCTTGCCCAGTTCCTCGCCGACCAACTGCGCCAACTGGCGAATGTCGTTGACCTCCGCGAACGTCGCTGCGACATACGCCATTAGTACAACCCCGCCGATTCGACTTCGAGCGTGACTTCCGGCAAGCGCCAACGTGTTTGCGGATCAATACTCGAAATCTCCACCGACAGAAACCGGCCCATCGTCGACACGTCGACCTTGCGCTGACCCGAGCCAATCACGAACGGTTGATATGCGCCCCACAACACCGGATCCTGCGGTTGCAACTGACCGGCAACCCGAACCCGAATATTCGTCCCCGTCTCACCCTGCGCCGAAATCCAAACCGACTTCAAGAATTTGATTCGCTCCGGCTCGCCCAAATCTAACGTGATCCGCTGAAACACCGCCGGAACCGCTGCGCCGTCGTCGAGTCCCGTCTGATCCAATAAGTACAACCGCGACTGAGAAATCCCCGCCGACAACAGATCATAGCGGCCAATTACAGTCCCGGACGTGTCCCATACGCCGGTGTCCGAATCCCAATCGCCAATCTGTTCATCCCACGTCGAACCCGCCGCCGGCACTTCGACCCTGCCAACCGCTATGTGTGCCGGCGCTTCCGTCAACTCGCGGATTCCCCACGCATCGTCCGGCGCGTTCCACACATACGCGATTGTCGGAAAATCAGCGCCGAATTCGGGAATGCAGATCCAAAATTCATTCTCGTTCGAGTTAGCAACGACAAAGGAATTCCCGACGTTATCCGGGTCGATCCGCGCGAAAATCTCACGCCGAACCCGGTCGTTTGCAATGCTGCGAAGGTTTTGGCCGTCGTGAACAATAACGTCGTTATCCGTAAGTAAGCAATGAAACGTGTTGAGCGCCGCAACACAGTTCCGCGACAGAATCCCGGACTCCGGGAATACCAACTCCGCGCGCATCACCTGAGCGCCGCCCACGTACGTCAGGCGGTATGTCGACGTGGACTTGTAAACGTAGAACGATCCGCGCAACTCCCGGCCGTCGACGATCACTCCCGGCGTCTGACCCATTGACACCGAACCCGCTTCGTTCGTCGGACTCGGTGTCCACTCATTCGGGACACTCCCCGGCGGCGCAGCGTCGGACCAGATCAGGAAATCAGGATCGAACGCGCCGGTTCCCGGATCCACAAACCCCGCTATGTAATGGAACTTATACGGCCGCAAAAACCCGGCGTGAAACCCCGCCGGCCAACCCGGTAACGGTTGACATACGTTCGCCGTGTCCCCGTCCCAAAAATACGGAATATCGTTGCGCTGATTGAACGAAGGAACGCCATTCAACTCGCCGCCGGTGTACGGGTTTTGAGTTATCCCGACACCGGCCAACCCGACCGGCGTAATGTCGAAATGCAGTTCGTCAACCGTCACGCCAACGCCGGTATCGGCCGTATAAATCCACGCCGGTAACTCGGTCGCGCGCTCAACCGTGTTCAGTAACCACAAAGGCGGAAACAACGTCGCGCCGAAAACTTCCTCTTTTCCGTTCACCCGCGTCATGTGTTCGCGCGAGTACACGTTAGTTACCGACGTCAGTTCCTCCGGCTCGAGCGTGTCCGGCGACTTGTCCGTATTCAGTCCCCGGAACTGCAACGGAACCATTTTGCGTTGTGGCATTCAATCCCCCTATGGCACTGTCGTAAACGGATTAGGCGACGCACCCAACAACGCACGATCAGCGGCGCTAATTACAAAATCCCACGCCGCCATCCAAAAAATCGAGCCGGTCCATGTGGCGGGATTTGCTGCGGCGTACTCCCGCGCCCAATCTGCGCGAGTAAACGCCAGCGGCGTCCCGACAAACAGTGTTGAATCATCTTCGAAAACATTTTCGATGAACAATTCGCGGATCCCGGCCGTCGCGCCGTCCTGCGAACTCGTATAGATCAGTACGTGTTCGTTACCATCGAAAAGGTTTGCGCCCGCCGAGTTACACCGTCCCGTCCCGCTAGGCCCGAACAATTCATATCGCACGTCGCCACCCGAGCGAACCTCGCCATTGATCCCGGTTCCGTTGCCGGTTTGCCCAAACATGCCCGTAAATCCGCCCACATCGTCGACGAAAATCATTCGCATCGCCACGGTATACGGCCGCTCGAAGAACCCGTAACCCGCCGCCGGATCAGGATTCGACGTTGTTTGTTCATCGCCGCCGCCCAACGATCTATCGTAATCCATAGGCGTGAACCCGCCATCACCCGGCGCACCGATCCCCGGAATAGGCGCACTCCCGAGCGATAGGTTCGTCCCCACAACCCCGCTGATCCATTCAAACGGCGCACCGTCGCTCCGCCCGCGAGTGTTCACGTCGCATTGCCATTGCAACCCGAGATCCGGGAATACCAGTTGATCCGTCGCGCCGAGCAAATCGAGAATCGCAATCGGTAGCGTCGTCGGAACTCCGGAATTCTGCGCAATGTCGGGAACCCACGCGCCACCGCGCAGAAACGCCGATAGCGGCGTCCCGAGCGGAGCGCCAAACTCGTTCTGAATCTCAATCAGCGTCAGCGGCGGAACAGTTGGAAGCGTCATGGTCCGTTCGCAATCCAGTCCGTACCGTCAACGTCGCCGGTGAACGGCGTCGTTCCGTTCAGAATGTTGTCGATTTGCGTTTGTAACCCCGTTACGTCGCTCTGCAACGTCGATACCTCACCCTGCAACGTCAACACCTCACCCTGCAACGTCGATACCTCACCGTCCAACGTGTCGACCTGACCCTGTAATACCAGATCAGCAGCGTCGACGTAATCTTTGCGAGTCAGATCCGCGTCGACAATCGGGACGGGTTCAGTTGCCCGGAATTGTCCGTCCGTCGTGCCGCCGGTGGACTCCGCGACAACCTTCGCGAGCGCGGTTGACAGGAGCGACGTCGTTGTAGCATCGCCGGCGACGTTGCCTTGCAAGCACCGCTTTATCAGACGCAAATGGTCGTCGCCCTCCGCGACGGGATCCGTCCCTAGCGGCCAATCCGCGTTTAGATCGTCAATGAAATTTCCCGCTTCAAGTCCCATCGCTAAACCCCCGCCATTGCCGGCGCGTTGCCAAGATCCGCCGATTGTGATTGTTCGTTAGTGACTCCGACCTCGCCCGAGTACGTCGCGACCCATTGGCTGCGTTGTGTGAAGTCCTGTAACCACGCTTGCGCCTCGATCAACACCGCGTACAGGTATATGTACGGATATGCGTTCAAGACGTCGTTTTCGTCCGTGTCCACAACAAGCGCGTCCGGCTCCGCCCAATATTGCATCGCAAAGGTTTTCGCCTGAAATGGCTTGATCGTCATGTTGAAACCGGACACCGAATAGACGGCCGGTGAACTGCCGGTGTTCGTCAACCGCGCAATGGTCGGCGCGGGAACGCTCCGCAACGACACGTCGGAATTCCCGTCGCCCGGATACTGAATCACCTTCAGTTCGCGATAGTTGTCCGGCAATACCACCGGATTCACGAGCGGCGTCAGATCGACAGAAATCAGATTCTCCTGACTGCGAAGGTCGCGGCCGATCCGCTTAGTCGCGAAGTCAATCCACGCGCCGATATTGTCGTCGACCGAGGAATTCGCCCGGTGAATATAGGACTCGACCAACGTCACCAAATCCGATTTGTCTGTCATGGCCCGCTCGCTCCCGGTTTCGGCGCTCCGGTGGTCAGGTTCTTACCGCGATTCGGGACAACGAAACGCCGGTTCCCGTTGTGCGGAAACCGCGCCGTTATGACCCGCTGATTGCTGCGAATAATGCTGCGCTTCGCCATTAGACCGAACACCCGACTTCGCGCGCCGTCAGCAACGACCCGTCATGATCGACCCAACCCTGATCCCACGCGACAAAATATTCGCCTTTCGTGTCGGGAAACGGATTTGTCGTTTCAAGCGCGCCGTTCGCGCTCGCCTGACGTCCCTCACAGTACGCGCGCGCCGTCGCCGTCTTGCCGGACTGCGTTCCCGGTAACACGGCGTCAAGGCCCATGTGTTGCTTTCCTGGCATGTCAAAACCTCCGGTGTGGATTGTCGGAGACGCGATACGGAAGCGACTCCCTCGAATTCGCAAACCTTTTCCACGCCTTCAAGCGAATTTCGCCGTCAGGCGCGGCAAGGTCCGGATTTGCGCGTACTAGCGCGGCGTGATCGTGCGCGGGAATCGTCAGCATCATTTCGCCCCATACACGCGGAGCCATCAAACCTCGACGCTCCTGTATGTTGTGAAGCGATACCGCTCGCTCCGCCGCTTCGCGGACTTCCCGCTCACGCTTCAATCGCTCCAATACGCGCAGCACCGTGTACTCCCTTACGCTACGCCGGGCAACGTCGGATCGACGTCGCCAATCATTCCGTGTGCCGCTTCGTTCAGCACCCGCAACGAATAGTCGACCGTTATCTGACGGTTGTCCGCGAGTCCGGTTTTCGCCAATGGCGCGTCCTGATAGCCTTGCAGGAACCCCATATTTGCGAACGCCGGATCGTAGATGAACACGAAGGCGACAACCTCAACACCCGCGTCCGTCGTCAGCGCTTGCAGACGGTTGCTGACCATCGAAAGCGTAACGCCAAAGTCAGTTATGAACACGTTAACGCTGCCCATAGCCTCCGCCGCCGTCATTTTCGATTCGGTGTCCCGAGTCAACGTCGCGATTCGCGCACTCGACGTAAACATATACTCCGACAGTTGCCGAATCACACCGGGAACCGACATTAGGATTGACGGGTCGCCGCCTTCCTCGTAAACCGACTGAGCAATGTCCCGAACGTCCGTCTCCGAAATCGGAATAGCAACCCCCGGCGTGTACTCATCCGTGTTACTTGTGCCGGTGTCGAAACCGCCGACCGCGAACCCGGCTCCGCCCGTCACGCTGGACGTTAGCCACGTCGGAAACCCGCCGATCAGTCCCGGTTGTGCGTTCCCGTCGTCCGCTATCGACGCCTGATTCAGCGTCAGCGATTGCTCGACGTCTCGCCGGATCTTCTGATTGCCCCGCATGACCTGATAGGCCAATTCGTTCGCGCGGCCGATTGTGTCGGCGTTCTGCGCCCGTTGCGAAACTCGGTAGGTTTTCTGGCTTTCCTGCGAATGGTTCCCCACGCGCAGCCCGGTTGTCGATTCGTCAACACCGGCGTCCGATCCGTCGACTACGGCGTTCAGTACCGGGTCGCCCAGATCGTCCGTCGTCCATTCGGTGTAGGGATTCTCGATTGATTCACCCGTACCGATTGAGTCCGTGAACGGAAGCGGAATCCGACTTATGTCGAAAATTGCTTCCAAAACATCTTCTCGAATCAAACCGCCTACGTCGACCGCGATCAGATCCGCCGCGTCAAGATTAGCCGTGCTCATTAGAGCGTGACTCCCTTACTGCGAAGTAACTCCCCGAGCGCCGTCGCTTGCTGCGTCCGGTTGCCGGATTGCATCGCATTTGCAGCCCTTGCAGTCACCGACCTTGCGTCGTCGCTCGAACCCCGTCCGCGCTGAGGTTTGCCGCTTCCGGCGGGTTTCGCTTTGGACTTCCCGAGCAACACGTTCAAGCGCTGTTCCTGCAAAGCGTTATGCCTGACGTACGCCATCATTCGGTGATCCAATAGCGACGCCAATTCTTGCGAATTGAATCCCCACCGGCCAATGTGATCGTTCATCACGCCCATGTCGGCCGCTCGCGTCTCCGCGTTCGCCCATTCTGGAACCCGCTCAACTAACTTCCTCGCCTGATCCTGCGTCGCCACCGCGATCCGCTCGCGCGCCTGTTGCAACATTGCCGGGGTCCGCATCTCTGCCGGTATCATCCCGAAAAGTGTTTCCAACTCGCCGCGCGCCGTCGCAAATTCCGTCCGCTGCGTCTCCCGCTCCTGATAGAACGTCTCAACCTCCGCGCGTGTCCGATTCAGTTCCGTTTGCGCGTCTTTCAACTGACCGAGCGAGCGCGTCTCCGCACCGTCAGGCATCGAAATTTGCATCCCGAACAAATCGGATTCGCTGACTCCCATCGCTTCCGCGACTTTCGTCAGACCTAAGGGAACCTCGCTACCGCCTCCGGCCGTCCCTTCGCTACCCGCCGCCGGCGGACTCTCGCCCGTCAATGCGGCTTCCAACTCGGTCAGGAAATTGCTTCCCTTCCCGGTCGTCGCCGGCGGAGTCTCACCCGCCGTCGTTGTCGCCGGTGTCACCGTCGCCGGTGTCGCCGGTGTCGCCTGTTGCGGAACCGGCGGCTTTGCCGGCGCTCCGCCTTCGAGCAATGCCCGGACTGAATCAACAACTGCGCCGTCCCCGGCCGCTGACTGAATCCGACTCACTCCCTCTTGAACTGTACTCATTGTGTCTCCACCTCGCGTAGTGTTTTCCGATGCTCAAATAACGCCGCCGCAACCGCTCCGCCTACGTCGTCAAGTAGCGCGCACCATGTCGCCGCCTGATCTACGTCGTCGCCGCGATTCTCGCGCGCCGCCAAAATCAACTTGTCCATGTACTCGCGGCGCAACGAATCGAGCGCCGTTTGTAACAGTGTCGTTGCTAGTTCGTCCGCTCTCATTGCTGCGCCTGACCCGGTTGTTGTTGCTGACCCGCGCCGTCCGCCGCCGCTCCGCCGACAACCTGTAAAGCGTCAACCTCATTCGGAATCCCTAACTTCATTTCCTCAATCGCGGCGTCAAGAATCGCCTTGAAGTAGTCGAATCGCGTATCCTGATCCGCCTCGTATTTGTCCATTGCCGCCTTGATTTGCTCGACTTGCTGCGCGCCGAGCGCAATCGCTTGTGTTGTCTGCATTGAGAATTGCTGTTGTTGCTGCGCTTGCTGATCCGCTTGTTGCTTCGCCTGTTTCGCCGGATCCGATTTCGGGTCGACGTAATAGCGCTCGCCATTGTCGAGCATCGCGGCGCGTGTCCAATCAATCAACGCCGAGTACACCGACGGAAGGTCCGTCAGTTGCCCGTTTAGACCGTTCCCGAGTATCTGAATCTGTTGCTGCAACACTTCGGCCAATGCGCCCTTGCGTTGCGCTCGCTCGCCGACAGATAGTCCCGTTTTCAGATTCACCGACTCGCGTTCAACCCATTGCGCCGGGTTCGCCGTTATGAACCGTCCGCCGGACTGAACTTCCATGTCGGCCGTGATCCAACTCCGCAACGCCCGGTGAGTCAGTAGCCACGCCGACCGCAACATGGTTTCGGCGAGCGTTCGAGCCATCATCGCGGCCAGTTGCTCCCGGCTTCCCATTTGACGCTCGACGCCATGCGCCGTGTCGCCGGCGACCTGTAACGCGGCCGATTGAAGGTCAAGACTCGCGCCTGAACCCTCGCTGCGCATCTTGTCCGCGTACGTCAGGAGCGCGAGCGTTGACGGACCAATATCCACGACCGGAAACGCCATGATTGATTGGTGCGGGGAGCCTTTCGTCCGCACAACACCGCCTGAGCGGTTGTCGGTCGCGTCGTTCAGATTCACCGCCTTTTCGTCGGCCGCGATCCGCGATTTGTTCACCGCCGCCTGATTGTCGAGCCAGTTGCGGAGCGCCTTCGTTTTTATGTCCTGTACATTGCGGAGCCGGTCATACACGCCCAACCCGTTCAGTTGGTGCGGCTGCAAGAACGGCGTCCCGGTGGCGTACGGTACGAAATCAACAATGTCATTCGCCAGAATCTCCGACCCGCCGGCTATGATGATCCGGCGTTGCTCCGCGATCCCGTCGCCGTCCATGTCGACCCGGTAGAAACACTCGAATATTTCCAACTCCTGCATTGAATGGTCGGTAATGTCGACCGCTCCCGGCGAGATTCCGCCGCCGCCGCCCGGTCGACGGAACCGCGCAATCGTGTCCGTATTGCTCGCCGTCAGGTTTTGTCCGGCCGGCGCGCGGTTCACCTTCGTTTTGCTGAACCCTTGTTGAATCAGATCCGTTCGCGGCTCGAACCGGCGTTCAGCAAGGAACCGGATCCCTTCGACGAATTGTTCGTCCCATTCGGATTGCCAATACATCGTTGTGGGATCGACCGACACAACCCGGACCCGTTGCCGGATCGACGTCACCCGCACTTCGACGTCGAAAAGGTCCGAATTCTCGCGGTTAGGCTCGCTCACAACGTCAACGTCTTTGTCCGTCTTGCCGGCCATTCCCTCGACGGCCGCGACTACCTCCGCCGGCACACCCGGAAAACGCTGGACTTGGATCGTTTCCGCGTCGTCCAGCCAAACCTTAATCCACCCATTGCGCAGCAAAAGCGCGTCGCGAATCGCCTCCTGAATCATCACGAATCCACGGTTTTGATCCATAATCACGAAGTTAACAATGTCGGATTCTTGCTGCGCCTGATCGACTCCCTGTTCATTCTCCGCGCTGAACTCGACAATCGAATCGGACGCAAGCGCCGGCATCATTGACGCAACAACCGCCTCTATCATGTCGCCGACGTCGGTACTCACTACCTTCGAGACGCCCGTTCCTTCCGGTTTGGGCAGTTCGCCGTAATAGTACCCGAGCGCCTTCGTCCTGAGCGCCGACAGTTCGTCACCGTCCCATCCCGTCGCCTGTGTTATCTCCTGATCCAGCATCCCGATCAGCACTTCCTCAGTGATAGGCTCCGCCATTACAGCAACTCCGGTTGTTTGGTGACTGTGACCAGATTCGCCACCCGTACGGTAAACGTCAGATCCGCGTGTGTGTTGTCCGCCTTCGATCCCCGGCCGATAACCACCTTCGGCGTGTCGCAAACCTCGAACGTCAGCGCGTGTCCGTTACCCTCGCCTTTGAGAGTCACTATCAACTTCCCGCCGTCGGATTGAATGGTCGCCTTCGCTAACATCAAATGATTCCCTGATCGTTGTATTTGAGCGGTTGATCCCACGCGAGCGACAACTGAGCAACCCGAGACGTCGCGTAATAGCGCAGCGCGTCCGCGCCGTGACTGGTTTCGTCATGGACCGGCGTCCGTGATAGGACTCGCCGCTTTTCATCCCATTGCGCCCGGTAGAGCGTCAGGAACCGGCGTCCCTTTTCCGTCTTGCCTTCGTCGAACCATGCGCGCTGTAACCATCGCCGGGTCGCCTCGATTCCGTCCGCGACCGGGAGCCGGGGCGCAACAGTGAAGTCAACGCCAATGTCCCGAGCCGCTTCGCGTCGCGTCGCTCCCGTCGAGTATTCACGAACGTCAAGGTCGAACGGACCCACCCAATCACCGTAAATGTAATCGCGCTTCTGCAATCCCTGAATAATCGAGACAAACGATTCGTTTTCGTGTTCTTCATAGTCGATCACCCGGTGTTCGCCCGACGTCAATTCCTGAATAAACCAAATCGCCGTCGCGTCGTTGATTCCAAGATCCCACGCCGTGTTGACTGGTATGGTCGGATCGTAGTCGACCCGAGTCACCCGCCCATCGTCGGCAAGGTCGCGCAGCGTCCGCGCGTAGAATGCGCCCCGAACTTGCGCGTCAGGATCGTTCAGCAACTCCGCCCGGTACGCCTCCGCGCCCATTTCCTCGCGCAGCATTGCCAACTCCGCGTCGTCGAGCGCTTTCGTGTAATCCGGGAGTAGATTCGCCGTGAACCATGCGTCCGACTTCAAAGCGCGTTCGTACGTCTCCCACAAATGATTGTGTCCACGTACCGTACCGATCAGATACAACCGGCCGTGACGATCCGCGAGCGCCGGCCGGATCACGTTAGGGATCAGCGACTCCGCACAATCCGCGAATTCGTCAACCGCAACTGAATCGAAATATTGACCTCGCAACCGATCAGGATTGTCGGATCCGCTCAACACGATTCGCCGGTCGCCGGGAAGGTCGATTGTCAGTTCAGCGACGTTGTATTTGACGCCGGCAAGCGGAGCCAGCATCGCCTTGAAGTAATCCCATGCTATCGACTTCGCCATGCGATACGTCGGCGCAATGTAAGCGGCGCGCGGCCGGACCAACTGACACTCGATCACGTCTTTGATTAGTTGAGCGACCATCGCGACGGTTTTCCCGGCTCGCCGGTGTGCGATCACACACGAATTCCGGTGACTCGAATAGCCTTCGTGTAATTCGTTCTGGTAGAACCGTGGCAGATAGTCCAGCGTCACAAGCGCGCGGACTCGCTCCGATTCAGGCAACCTCGCGCTCTGGTTCATTCGCTCGCCATTCAATCAACAGCGAACCCTGCCCCATGTCTCCATCGGTCGCGGATTCAGTTAGGAATTTGTGTGCGATCCCGAGAAGGAAACCGTACACGCGCGCATCATTTGTCGTGTTCAGCATTTCGGCGCATTTCGCACCGGGACTGAATTCGTTGTCTTTGCAGTATCGCGTGAAATCCGCCTCGAATTCGGTCCGCGTCATGCCGTAGGACTGAACCGAACGTGTCATAAACACACACCGAGATTCTAAGATTTCAAAACCATTCCCGGATTGTCGTTAAACGCTCCGGGATGGCTCCCTGATAACACACCGGACTTTGAGGGTACAGTGTTACGCGCAGATAACCACGGATCCGCATATCACGTCAAGTTACCGGATTGTGCGAACGCCGTCGGCGATTGCGTTTGCTGCGCCACGCTCGCCGTCGTCCGCTCCCGCACGGTTGTCAACCGCGCTGTGTGTGTGTTTTGATTCGCAACCCTGCATAACATCAAAACGCCTCACCGGGCGTCATACAGTACGGTTCAGATGGTCGACCTTCGAGCGGGACAATCCAGCGAATGCACACAAGGGACGCGGCTTGCACGGCCGAGCATGGACGCTAAACGTGGCTGGACACTGACCACCTGAGCAGGGACGTCAAGGCAAGCGCCGGCGTCCCTGTGTAGGAACGCTCAAACGGAACTATTCCCCTTTTGTACCATTTCCAGTACCATTCCTGATAGGCAATACGCCTGTTTTTGGTACTGATAATGCAGAACGACATACTCGACCAACTGAACGGACTTCGCGAATTCCTGACAATGATCGTCGAGCGCGCCAACGACGCCGGCGCTATGCGGGACGACGATTGGCCGGTCTACACCGCACACATGGCGCTCCTGAAAGCGCTAATCGAAGGCGCTCCCAAACCGCCGGTGTCGTCGTGAGTCTCCGCAAACGCTACCGCCTGACACCCTCGATTGACCGCTTACAGCGCGAGATTGACGCACTCCCGATCCGCTTTAATGCGGACTCCGCCGGCGACGCGCTGCGCATTCTGAACGCGCTCGACGCCGCGCTTGACAGTCTCAAACGAGCAAAAACCCTGATAGGAAAAGGAATCATTGACCAATGAGTAGCCACCGGATCCCGAGCAACACCGGACGGATAATCACCGTCTACGAACTGTCGCACGAAGGCGCGTCCCTTGGATTCTTCCCCACGAAGAAATCGTGTCGAGACGCGGCCGTTGCGCGGTTCGAGCGCACCGGACAACCGCTGCAATGGCGCGACCACACAATCGCGGACAACTCCGCCGGCGTGTGTGAACTCGCGAACGCGGCCCTTTCAATGGAGAAATATCAATGAAAAAACAGGAAAGAATCGACTACATTGCGCAACGTCAGCGCGACCGCCGCGCCCGTCAATGGGCAGCATGGCGTGAAACCGCGTTCATCGCTGCGTTTTTTGTACTCATCCTGGCGAGCGCCGCCGTCGCTCAATGGTGGATCCAATGAACGATCTATTCGGCGAAGGTAATCCGCTCCCGCCGGTGTCGCGTATGTCGGATCCGGACACGTCCAAAATGGCGGAAGAATTCATTAACCGCATTGGCTCGCGCCGGACCCACGTCTTGCTGTTCCTCGAATTGCTCGATCAGTACGAACGCGACTATCGGAACGGACTCGAAAATGTCGATATGACGGCCGGCGAAATGGGGACGTTGTTGCATCGCGTAGGCTCGATCACGCTCCGGTGTGCCGTCACCGCGCCAATCAAGCGGCTAGGCGACCTGCGCAATGGTGGTTATGCAGTTGTGACCGGCTCGCGCCCGGATCCGGACACCGGACGAATGCAACAAACGTGGCGCATCACGGAAAAAGGCGAAACGGCGTATAGTCTTTGGCTCGACAACTACCAACCGCCAGAGAATCTAACCTATGCCGAACAACTCAGAAACCCCGGCAAATACCCGCGCAAGCGCTGAACCCGGCGAACTTGGAACAGGGACGTTCCTGCTACCCGGCGAAGCACCCTCCGACCTCAAACCCGGCGTCTTGCGCGCCCGGATAATCCAACACTACACCCGGATTCACTTCCGCAAAACCCGAGAATTCGCCGCCGGACAAGCGGCGCTCCGCAAAATCAAGGCGGACTTACTTTCAAACGATTAGGTCCGGAACATTGACAGACCGCCGTAGCGTCCGTCTCACCCGCGTTCGCCTCACACCCTAGCGACGGACCCTTGAAGGCTTCACACGCCGTCAGCGCGGCGCAGCATGTCAGTAAGACGACGCCGAACACTCTCGCGCTGTAAATAATTGTCTGTTTTGTTGTGCGCATACATCTCCCGCGATAGTTGCGTCGCCTTCGATTGCTGATCCGCCGGCAACAACCGGACCTGATCCCACGTTAGCCCGGTGTCAGCGACCGACGGTCGCATCTTGCTCCCCGAAAAACTGATCCAATAGCGATTGCTGATTCGCCCGCAACACTTCCTCCGCGCCCGCTCCCGCGCCGCCTAGCGCTCGACCGGCGACCGGCAAAACCTCGAGTCCGGGTATCGGTCCGCCGATCACCCGTCCCCGGTTGAACGCGACTTGTCCCGCGACGTCACCCAATACCGCTTGCCGCGCCAACTGACCCGCCGCGCCGGTCGCCGATTCCGCGCCTTGCGCCATCATCATTGAAATAAACTGACGTGTCGGCGTCCCTGAATTCGCCACTACCTCCGGCAAGATGCCCGCGCCGATCCGCGTCGCGTCGAAGAAATCCGCCACGTTCTGTAATTGCTCCGAACGTCCGCCCGGATTCGCTCCGGTCAGACCGCCGCGCCGGTACTCGAACGGGACGGTTCGCAATAGTTCCGTGTTCATGCGCTTGGCCGATACCGTCCCGAGCGGATCCCGCAATATGTTTTCGGCCGACTGCAACACGCGCCATTGCGACCGAGCCTCAATGTAACGCTCCGCCACGTCGCCCGTACCGCCTCGAACAATAGCGTCGTCGATAGCGTCAATCGCTGCGTTCGCCGTCGTCGTCGCCGTCCCGAGCGCGCCTGAACCCTGTTCAGAGAATCGCATCACGTCGTCAGTCAGCGCCGAGCGCCACGCCATTAACTGCGCACCGGACACCGGCGCACCTGAATCCAGATCGTCAATCATCCCCTGTAACGTCGGCGAAACCGTCTTGCCGCGCAAATGCGGCGGAATGTCACCGACCGACCGGCCGCGAATGCGCGGGTCCGATAACTCGCCTCGAATCGCCGTCGACAGATCACCGATAAAGCGGACCTTGCCGCCGGCGAGCGGATCGTCGCCCAAATCCTCCGCTATGTCGCGGAAGTCACCGCCGAGACGTTCGTTCGCACGGCCGAGCGCTTGCGGCGTTACCGCGTCGCCGGCCGGCTCGCCAATCGCTCGAAGCAACGTCCGCGCATACTGCCGGTTGTTACTCTCGGCCGCTTCGACAAACGGACGTGACAACAACGGATTTGACGCAAAACCGGCGTCGACCTGTTGTTGTGGAATGCTGCCGGTCCGCTGACCCGTCGACAGTTGAAAACCCAAATCGTCAGCGCGAGCAACTAACCGCGCCCGTTCGTCAGGGATGTTTACGTCGCCGGTGACTTCGAGCGCTTGCGCATCAATCACCCGCGTCGACGTCCCGCGAGCGCGTTCGAGCAAATCCGCGGCCGACTCAACCGGCGCGACTTCCTCGACAATACCCGCCGCCTCCGCCGCTTGCCGCGCACCTTCCGCCCGCGCCTCGCGGAACCCGGTCGCCTGACGCTGCGCGAACTCAATCGTCGAACGCACACCTTCCGTTATGCCCCGGACACCCAACCCGACGCCACGGCCGACACCCTCGCCAACAAGTCCGCCGAGCAACCCTTCGACGCCGCCTATGATCGTTTCGCCCGGTGGCGCGGCCGTCGCACCTATCGCACCCTCGCCCGTCACACCGCCACGGAATCCCGCCCGACCTAATAGACCAACGTCAGGCAACGCGGAGCCTATCTGCGCGGCCGTTGACTCCTGCGCCAATGCCTGTATCCCCGGACGCTCCCGCGCCTCGAACTCCGCTTGCGCTTCCGGCGACGCCAAACCCGCCGCCATTGTGCGCAACCGGCCGCGTGTCCCGGCGAGAAACGAAGGGACGATCCCTTGACGCCGCGCATTCGCGGCCAACGCTTCGCGCTCCGCCGCCGGAATGTCCGGCCGTGGGAATACTTCCTCCGCCGTCGCGTGACCGCCTAGAATCGCATTGCGGCGCGCGTCGTCCAGCGTCTCGCCTTCCTTCAAAATGAAAGCAACGCCCGGAACCTCCGGCAAAGTAACGCGACGGGTCGCCATTAGTTCGACTCCACAACGATTGTTCCGTCCGGGTCCACCGTCGACGTGACTCCCGGCCGCGCACCGGCTCCGACCACCGGCGCGAGCGGTAACGCATCAAACCCGCCGCCGCCGAGCGCTTGCCGCAACGTGTCGTCGTTGATAAACACACCCTCCCCGAATAACTCGTTCTGCGACAACCCAATCCGCTCCGCCGTCGCTATCGCCGGCCCTTGCGATAACTTGATTTCCTCCCGCGCTTGCCGGTACGCCTGAACCATTTGCTGACGGATTGCTTTGCGATCCGACGGCGTTAACGTCCGGCCGGCGTCAATCTCACCGAGCCAACGTCGGACCGACTCACCGAGCGCGCCGGAACCCCCTAACCTCGCTACGTCTTTGTCCGATAGCGACTGACCGCCGCCGCCTGTAATGGCTCGCGCAAAGTTAAATACCATCGCCTGATCCCCGGCGAAGTCCTCGTTCGCAGTCAACACCGTGCGCAGCGCCGTGTTCAGCGAGCGCAGATCACCGAGCGCCGGCGCGACGTCGTTCACCAACCCTTCGCGCGCCGTCCGGAAAAAGGTCCGGTCCGCAACAACCGCGTCGCGCTCGACCTTTTCCGACGCCAACCGCGCGTCGGTCGCCGCCTTTTCGATTGCAGTCTGTCGCGTTGTCCGCTCGCGCAGCAACCCGGCCCGCTCGATTGACTCACGCCGGCCGCGCCCGCGTTGCGTTACCGCCGCATCTTCGAGCGCTGACGGATCCCGGCCGGCCTGACCGAGCGTCTGCTGACGCGCGTTCGCCTCACGGATCAGCGCATTGTCGTTCAACCCGCGTTGCCGCTTGCCGCCCGTCGCTGACAATCCAACCGCCGCGAGCAACGGACCGATACCGGGAATAGCCATCAATGCCAGCGGCGCAATCGACGCGCCACGGCCCAACACTTGTTGCTGTTCCCGCTGCGGAACCGGCGGCGGCGTGTCCAGAAAATCTACTTCCGACATTGAGTCCCCCTAACTGAAAATCCCTATTTCGTTCAACACCTCGATCAACGACGCCGTTCCGCCTATGTCGAGCGGATTCTGACCACCGGCGGCCGTCGTACCTTGCCCGAATTCCTCGCGGAGTACCGTCGGATCACCGATGATCCCGGCGAGCGCTTCGAGCGGACCGAACTCCGCGCCGAATGGCGAAATGCCCAAATTGAACAGCCCTTGAAGATTGTCCAACCCGGCGATTTGACCTTGCCCGAGTAGGTTCGACAACGACGTAGCCTGATCCAACCCGAGCCGCTGACGTTGTGCGACGTCCGCGCCGCGCAGTCCGGCGGATTCGGTCGCGAACGCTCGCGCCGCCTCGCCCGTCGCTATGCCTTCCTGCACTTGCTGACGCCCGCCGCCCAATGTACCGCCGAGCGCGAAGTTACTCCCCAATCCACCCGCACCACCTAAGAACCTTTGCAGTTGCTCGTTTATGTCCGTCCCGAGCGCGCTTATCTGACCCTCAATCAGAGAATCGTCGAGCGTAAAATCCCTGAGCGGATCCGCAAACGATCCCTCCGAAAGCGACGCGAGCAAATCACGTCCGCCGCCTAACAGTTCCTCCGCGAACGGGAACGCGAATTCCCCAATCTGCCCTTGCTGACTGCCGGCAAGTCCGGCCGCTTGCTCGCGCAACTGATCCAAAAACCCTTGCTGCGCCGGATCGACGAACGATTGTCCGACATTGAAGTTAGACCCGGCCGTTCCCGCGCCACCGAGCGCCGCGAGCGTCGACGGTTCATCAACTCCCGGCGGACCCGGCGTCCCCGGAATCACGGACCCGGTAAACGACGGGATCCCGCCGAATCCGGAACCCTCGAACCCTCCGCCCGGTGTCCCGATACCGCCGCCGCCCGTTGTGCCGCCCGTTGTGCCGCCGGTCGATCCGCCGCCGCCGCTCGATCCGCCACCGCCGCCGCCCGTTTGCGTTACCAGCCCCGGCAACGCGCTAGTACCACCGCCAAACAACCCTTGCGGCAACGCTCCGCCCAACGTATTGAGCGCGCCACCAACACCGCTTAATGTCTGACCCATATCAGTAAACCTCCGCTCTAAGCGTTATCGCGACCGGCGTCATACC